CCACAAGACATGATTGATAGCGTTAATGATTATATGGACGAGTATAAGCATGATAAAAACAAGCAATCATTAGCTAATACTTTAGTAGGGCAAATAGATAAAGGAGAACAGTTACTGTTAGACCACAATGATAAAAGAATGGTTGAGTATAATAATTTTATCTGCAGCCTTGGTGCTGAATATATTAATCATTTTGCTGCTTCGGGCAACAGTCTTAAAGGTCCTAAACAAGTACAGATAGACGAAACTTGGTCAGTACATAGTTATGATGGTGATTACAACCCTATACATGATCACGGCACTAAAACTCTTATGGGTCTATACAATGAAAGTGGACACTCAGACGGCTGTATAGCATTTCAATATGGACAAGTATCAGTCATAGATAGCGAAAGATTAAAACCAGCTCAATCATTTGTTATGACCCCAGAAGTAGGAAAGTTATTAATATTCCCTTCTTGGTTACAACATATGGTCTATCCCTTCAAAGGTGAAGGAGAAAGACGAACAATCGCATCCAACTTAAACTGTTGGGATGTGCAACAACCAACACCTAAGGAGGTGCAATAATGTCTGATGTGGATAAAACTGTTAATGTTAACGGTATAGAGATAAAAGAATCAGAAATGAATTCTAAACAAAAATACTTGACAGCTCAGTGTAAAGATTTGTTAGGTAAAAAAAGTAGGCTTGAATTTGAATTAGATCAAGTGCAGGCTAGTTTAAACATTTTTCAGCAAGCTTTAATAGAAGCAACTAAAGAAGAAGCTGAAGAAATATTAGATTCTGAAGAATCTGAAGGAGAGAAAAAATGATGTGGTTAAATATATTTGCTTGGGTAACGGCTATAATTTCTATAGCTTCTGTAATAGCAGCAATAACACCAACACCAAAAGATGATCACTGGTTTAGTTATTTATATAAAGTAATTGATTGGTGTGCATTAAATGTTTTAAAGGCTAAGGAGAAATAAATGAAAAATTTAATTATAATAATAAGTGCTATTTTCATAGCCTCGTGTGCTACTGTCGGTGCGGTTATAGATGGTGGTAAAGATTTATCAACAAGTATTATTGACTCTACTGTTAAAACAGCAGGAAACATAACAACTTCAGCTTTAGAAGATGTAAGTGGAGTTATTGAAACTGTTGCAGAATCAACAGAAAATATTGTTGATAACGTAGTTGAACAGGTTGATGAGCAAACTGATGAGCTTCAAAATTCTTCAGATGATGAGGATACCAAATGAGTTTTTTAAAAAGATTTTGGGGTAATCTTACTGGTACAGAAGAAGTAAAAGTAAGAGCTAGAACTAAAAAAGGTAGATTTGTAGCAGATGATAAATCTACTCCTAATGTTAATGAAGCCTATACTACTAAAAGAGTTAAAAAGAAAAAGTAATGGCTAGTGTAAAAGATGCTTTAAATGCTATAGAGTCCCATGAAAGAGAGTGTAAAGCATTATATAAAAGTATTGATAAAAGATTAGAAGACGGTTCAAAACGTTTTGATAAACTAGACAATATGATTTGGGCTGTCTATCCTTTTATAGTAGCGGTAGTGTTTTTAGCGAGGTTTGTATAATGGCAGATTCACCAGAAACTTTTGTGTATAATGCTACTCTTGACAGAATAGTAGACGGTGATACTTTTGATTGTATCTTAGATCTAGGTTTTGATGTTAAACTACACAAACAAAGAGTTAGACTAGCTGGTATTGATACACCAGAAAGCCGAACAAGAGACTTAGCAGAAAAGAAACTAGGTTTAGCAGCAAAAGAAAGACTAAAAGAACTTTGTTTTGGTAAGTTCAAAGTTAAATCTTTAGGCAAAGGCAAGTACGGTAGAATAATAGGTATACCGTACACGGAAAACGGTGATGATATTTGTAAAATGTTAATAGATGAAGGACATGCTGTTGAGTATCATGGAGGTACTAAAACTAAAGTTTGGGGTGATTACTAACTCAAATGGATGCAGCCGTACAGTTAATCAATGAAGTTGGTTTTCCTATAGCTGCAGCAATAGGACTAGGTCTATTTATCTGGAAGCTTATTAATAAAATTATTGACGGTATGGAAACTAAGGTAGATGTACTTGATGAAAAAGTATCGGCTCAAATATCAGAAATAGAGTCAAGATTAGGGGCAAAACTAGATTCACAACATGGTATTTTAGTTGCTCTTATAGATAGAGTACGTTCTGTAGACAATGAGATAATTAGACAAGACACTCTTTTAAAAACTATATTAGGTGTACCACAATTAATGCATACTGATAGATTAGCAAAGGCGGATAGAGATGACCAAAGAAAAGATTAAATCTTCGGAAAAAGAAAAAGACACAATAATTAAAATACTTGCTGTTGTAGGAATAGCTATGTTTGTAGGGATATTTTGTCAAAACCTTTGGGCAGACCAAATAGTACATAAATTTAAATCACCTAGTTTTAATGGTGTTGGTACTAGCTCTCATTATTTGACTATAGAAAACCAAGAGTTTAGCCGTAAACTTACTATCAAGGAAGAAATAAAAGCCTTACAAGAAGAAATAGAAAGAGAGAAAGAAAACTCAACTTTAGCTCGTTTTATGAGGAATTTAGAATCACGCGTCTACGCTGAGTTATCAAGGCAATTAGTAAATAATTTATTTGGTGAAACTCCACAAAGTTCTGGCACTATAACCCTAGAAGGTAACACAATAGAGTATACTAGTGATGGCGTAACATTAACCCTAAAGATAACAGAAGCAGATGGCACAGTCACAGAAATTACAATTCCTATCGGTACTTTTACTTTCTAGTTGTTCTATATTTGACCAATTTGAAGATACATACGAGCAAAGATTTAGTTCTAATAACGTTGTATCTATTCAGGATTTACAATCTAAAAAACTTAAAAACGTAATAATACCAAAAGTTAGTCCTGTAGTAGCTGTGTATCCTACAGCTTTTACTGATCAAACAGGTCAAAGAAAAAGTAATAGTGAGTTTGCTTTATTTAGCACAGCTATAACACAACAACCAAACGCATTACTTATACGAGCTTTAAAACACGCTGGTAACGGACAGTTTTTTAGAGTAGTGGAAAGGGTTGGTTTAGATAACTTAACTAAAGAACGCCAACTTATAAGGTCAGCTAGAGAACAGTTCGCAACTGAAGAAGAAAAGAAAAAACAATTAGCTCCTCTGTTATTTGCTGGTATTTTAATAGAGGGTGCCGTTATATCTTACGAAGCTAATTTAGAGTCTGGCGGTATAGGAGCTAGATATTTAGGTATAGGTAATAGTATACAATATAGAGAAGACAACATAACCGTAAGTTTACGTATGGTATCTGTAGCTACTGGTGAAGTGTTATTAGAAGTATTAAGCCAAAAAACTATATTTAGCTATGGTAAATCTGAAGATGTATTTAGGTTTATTGAAGCGGGAACTGAGCTAGTAGAAATAGAATTAGGGAACGCTAGAAATGAGTCTTCTACTATAGCCTTAATGAAAGCTATAGAAGGAGGAGTATTAGAAATTGTAAAACAAGGCTATGAAAAAAAGTATTGGGTTTACAATACAACAATTAAGGAGTAGACTATAAGCATGAAAAATTATTTATACATGTTGTTATGTGTTGTTTTTCTTCCGTTACAGTCAGCAGATAACGAAATTTACGTAGACCAGTCTGGCACTGGTGCTAACATAGACCTAGAACAACTAGGTATTTCTAATATTATAGGTGGTCTTAATTCAACAGCAGGAAGTTTAACTGCTTTTGATTTAGATGGTGCTACTATGACACTTGACATTAATATGATTGGTAATACCAATAAATTTTTAGGTGATATAAACGCTACTACTTTTACAGGACTATATAATTTTACTGGAGATACAAATTCTTTTACGATACAAGTAGACCCAACTAATACATACAGTTCTGCAGGTTCTGACCAAAATATAGCAGTTACAGGTAGTAGTAATACATTTACTTTAAATCAAGGTACTACAGCAATAGCAGCAAACTTAAATTTAGATTGGATTATCCAAGGTTCTAGCAACACAGTTACTTCTAATATTAATATTGACGGTGCTACAAACTATATGGATATAGACGGTAGTGACAACACAGTAAATTATACAGGTACTGGTGTTAATGCCTCAGCAGGTGGGTATTTTTGGTTAGACCATACAGGTGGCCAAAGAACTTTTAATATACAACAACTGAGTACCCAAGATAATGACTGGCTTAAAATTATATCAATTGGCGGTAACGCTTCTTCTACTGTGTGTGTCATTCAAAACGACCAAGGTACAAGCACAAGCTGCTGATATTGGCGATATATCTGAGCTAAACGGTTCAGCTCAAATAGTAAGAGAAAAACCACTTGAAGCGAAATTAAAATTCGCTATACAAAGTAATGATGAAGCTATTACTACTGACGGTAGAATGGCTATTACTTTTTTAGATGACTCTACAGTAAAACTCACTGAACACTCACAACTTATTATAGATGAATATATTTATGACCCCGACCCTAGTAAAGCCAAAATGGCTCTTATTTTTGGTTTAGGTACAGCTAGATTTATAACTGGTAGCTTTAACCGTATTGATAAACAAAACATAAGCTTAAAAACTCCAACAGCAAACATAGCGATACGTGGCACAGATTTTACGGCTACTGTAGATGAATTAGGGCGTAGCCTTATAATATTACTCCCAGACGCCTTAGGGCTCTCTAGCGGTGAAATAGAGGTAGTTACGGCTATGGGTACGGTTTTATTAAATAAGCCTTACGAAGCTACTACAGTAAGCGTATTTGAGTCAGCTCCTACTAAACCTGTAATTTTAGATCTTACACTAGACCTTATAGATAATATGCTTATAGTTACACCACCTAAAGAAGAGGTAGTAATAGAAGAAGAATCTACAAACACACAAACAGATAGCGTACTTGATTTTAATGACCTTGATATTGATTATTTAGCTGAAGATTATTTAGCTGAAGATGAGTTGGAATTTACAGAACTTGATATAAATTTTTTAGATGTTAATTACCTTGAAGATTTATTAAACGTATTAGATGCATTAGCTATAGCTGAAGAAGAAGATCAATTAGCACAAGCTACTAGTACACAAATATCTGGTACTTTATTAGGTAAAGACCCAGACACTCAAATCACAACTTTGATTACAGGTAACGTAGTTAGTTTACGAAGGCAGGTAAATGAAAACGTCAGGTTAGATTTAAACGGTAGCGATGCGTATACGGTTATATTTATTCAAGATGGTGTTTCTAACGTAGTAAAAGTTAACGGAGGAAGTGATAGTGTTATAACTATTACGCAAGGAGGATAATGAAAAAATTAATTCTTATTCTGCTCCCTATATTAATACTACCTATTTTATTTCAAACTATACCTACAGAAATACTTAAATTAAAAACTTTTGATAGTTTAATAAAACAACAAGAGCCTAGTGGTAATTTTGTTATACTTAATATAACTGAAGATGATGTAGAGCGTGAAGGCGGTTATCCGCTACCTAGAAAAAGATTAGCTGATATACAAATGGAGATACTTGGCAAAGGTGCTTTAGGAGTAGGTTGGGTTATAAGTTTTCCTCAAGCAGATAGACTTAATGGCGATAAAGATTTTGCTAGGTCTTTGGGTTACGCTCCTAGTGTTCTAGCTACTTTTGAAAACGGTAATAAAAACTACCCTAAAACTACAGGCACAGTAGTCAAAGGTCCAGATGTAAACGGTTTATATTCAACAGGAGTAAAACAAAATTATTATTTATATAAAGATATAGCACAAGGAGTAGCTATAGCCCCTACTGAAATAGACCAATTAGTTAGGCGTATTCCTCTATTATTAAAAACACCAGACGGTTGGGCTCCTTCTTTTGGTACTCATGTGCTAAAGAGTTTGACTGGAGCTCGTACTTACATTATCACTACTAACGATAACGGCGTACAAGAAATAGCAGTCAGAGGTATACCGCCAGTAAAAACAGACAGTTTAGGTCGTAAGTGGATTAGTTGGGTAAAAACAGAAGAAACTAATTTACAAGAAATGAATGTGAACGGTAGGTTTGTGTTTATTGGGGTCACTGCTAACGGCGTAATGCCACAGATAGCTACTCCAGTAGGATTATTAGAACCACATAAAATACAAGCAGCATTAGCAGAATCAATACTTATACAAAACTCTCCGTATATACCTGATTGGGCGTTAGCTCTAGAGTTATTAATTTTGATTACAGGTGTTCTATTTATATGGTTTGCTTTACATTTACTCGGAGTAAGTTTAGGTGTATTTACAGCTAGTGTGGTTATGACTATCACTGGGGGTATAGGATATCTTCTTATTAGTAAAGGTATACTTATAGATGTAACATGGAGTTTAATAGCTGAATTTATAGTTGCTTCTGTTGCTTTTTACTTACGTTATAGAGAGCAATATAAATTAAGACAACAAATTAAAAAACAATTTGAACATTACCTAGACCCAAGACAAGTTAAAAAATTACAGAATAACCCAGAACTATTAAAATTAGGCGGTGAAAAAAGATATGCTACTTATCTATTCACTGACGTTAGAGGGTTTACTTCTCTAAGTGAAAGCGTAGAACCAGAACAAGTTACGTACATTATGAATAAAGCACTTACTGCACAACAAGACGCAGTACAAAAATACGACGGTATGGTAGATAAATATATTGGGGACGCAATGATGGCTATCTTTAATGCACCGATTGAGCTTAAAAACCACGAAGATAAAGCTATTAAGTGTGCTATTCAAATACAGAAAAATATGATAGAACTTAATAAAGAACTCATAAAAGAAGGACTACCTAGCGTAGCCATAGGCATAGGAATAAATTCTGGCGAAGCTATTATAGGTAACATGGGTAGTGAATCTAGGTTTGATTACACAGCTATAGGAGACGCAGTAAACACTGCAGCAAGGTTTGAAAGCTCTACTAAAGAAGTGGGTAAGGATTTAATTATAGGTCAAAACACTAAACAAAAGTCTAAATTTAAGTTAAAATTATTGAAACCTATAAAAGTTAAAGGTAAAGCAAAAGCCTTAAACATATACACTTTATTGGAGGTGTCATAAAATGAAAGCATTATTAAAAAATATTGTTGGTGCTGTAGCCCCAACGTTAGGTACTGCTCTTGGTGGACCAATGGGAGGCATGGCTGCGAACATGATATCAGAAGTGTTAGGTGTCCCTAATAATCCTAAAGCGATAGAAAAAGGGTTAGCCGAAGCTACACCCGAACAAATGTTAGAACTTAAAAAAGCTGAACAAGACTTTGAACTTAAAATGAAAGAATTAGAGGTTGATGTGTTTGCTATGGAAACTGCTGATATTCAAGATGCGAGAGGTAAATTCAGTAAAGACTGGACAGCTCGTATTATAGGTATAGCGGTGGTAGGTGGCTTTATGGGGTACATATTTTTAGTTACTTTACAACCGCCTGAACAAAACTCTGAAGCTCTTATTAATTTAGTGCTAGGTTACTTAGGAGGATTAGCAAGTGCAATTATTTCGTTTTATTTCGGAGCTTCTCATAAAGAGGACTAGTATGAATATATCACAAGAAGGGTTAGGGTTAATTAAAAAGTTTGAAGGGTGTGAGCTTGAAGCTTATAAATGTGCAGCTGGTGTTCTTACCATAGGTTATGGCTCTACTAAAGGCGTTAAAGAAGGCGATACTATTACTCAGGAAGAAGCCGATAGTTTATTACTACACGAAATGCAAGAGTATGAAGGTTACATAAAAGATAACGTTACCGTTGACCTTGACCAGAATCAATTTGATGCTTTAGTAAGTTGGGTGTTTAATTTGGGACCAGCTAATTTGAAAGCATCTACCATGTTAAAAGTTTTAAATAATAAAGATTTTGATGAAGTACCAACACAAATAAAAAGATGGAATAAAGCTGGTGGTAAAGTTTTACAAGGTCTAATAAGACGTAGAGAAGCAGAAGCTTTGCTTTTTCAAAATAAAGAGTGGCACGAGGTCTAATATGCCGTTAAACAAGTTTGTATTTAAACCAGGAATTATGCGTGAAGGTACAGCTTATGACAATGAAGGCGGATGGTTTGATTCTAATTTAGTTAGGTTTAACGCAGGCAGACCAGAAAAAGTAGGTGGGTGGCGTAAGGATACCCCTAATAGTTTTTTAGGTACTTGTCGTGCTTTACATTCTTGGGTAGCTTTAAATGGCAGTAAATTTCTAGGTTTAGGTACGCATTTAAAGTATTATATAAACGAAGGAGATACTTTTAACGATGTTACCCCAATACGAGCCACGACTACCGATGGTATTACTTTTGCTGCTACTAATGGCAGCTCTACTATAACCGCTACTGACTCTAGTCATGGGGCAGTATCTGGTGACTTCGTAACTATAAGCGGAGCAGTCAGTCTAGGTGGGCTGATAACTGCTGCGGTACTTAATCAAGAATATCAGATTGACTCGGTTCCTACTACTAATACCTATACGTTAACAGCTAAAGATACTAGCGGTACTACCGTAACAGCTAATAGTAGTGATAGCGGAAACGGGGGTAGCGGAGTAGACGGTGCGTACCAAATCAACGTAGGTCTTGACGTTTACGTACAATCAACAGGTTTTGGTGCTGGACAATGGAACACAAGCACATGGGGTTCGGTTACTGCTTTATCTAAAACTAATCAGTTACGTAATTGGTCACATGACCATTTCGGTGAAGATTTAATTATGGCTGTACGTAGTGGTAGTATTTATTATCATGACACTAGCGACGGGCTTAGTACTAGAGCTGAAGCGTTAGATACACAAACAGGAGCTAATTTAGTGCCTACTATATGTTTAGGTATAACAGTTTCTGAAACAGATAGACATTTAATAGTTTTAGGTAGCGACCCAATATCAGGTACTAGTAGAACGGGTGTACTTGACCCTATGCTTGTAACTTTTAGTGACCAAGAAAATTTATTAGAATTTGAACCTAAAGAAACTAATACTGCGGGTAGTTTAAGATTATCAGAAGGTAGTTTAATAGTAGGCTCAGTAAAAGCTAGACAAGAAACATTAATATGGACTGATACAGCACTATACAGTATGTCATTTATTGGACCGCCATTCACTTTTGGATTAAATTTAATAAATAATAATACTGGTCTTATATCACCTAACGGAGCGGTGACTTCGCCTAGCGGAGTATATTGGATGGGTTACGATAATTTTTACATTTATAACGGTAGCGTACAAAAAGTACCTTGTAGCGTATTGAGTTATGTATTTGATGACATTAATAGTGGTCAAGCATATAAGATTTATGCTTTTACTAATAACGCACATGATGAAGTAGGTTGGTTTTACCCTTCTAGTACTTCTATTGAAAACGATAGATACGTAGTTTACGACTATAATGATAACGTTTGGACTTACGGTGAATTAAGTAGAACTGCTTGGCTTGATGAAGGTACAGTTGATTACCCTAGAGCAGTTAGTGAAAATTATCTATATGAACACGAGTTTGGTTATAACGATGACGGTAGCCCTATGACTAACGTATTTATAGAAAGCAGTGATTTTGACATAGGCGACGGTGAACAGTTCGCTTTTATAAGTAGAGTTATACCTGATGTCAAATTTTTAAATAATAGCTCAGCGGGTAAAGTTAATATAGTTTTAAAAACTAGAGACTTTCCTGGTGATTCGCTTACCGTAAATAGTACTAACGCTATAGGTAGTACAACTCAGCAAGCCCACGTAAGAGGTAGAGCAAGACAAGCAGTATTGAGGCTTGAATCTTATGACGGTAATACTAATTCAGGTAATGATGATACTGGGTGGAGACTTGGTGCTACCAGAATAGATACAAGAAGCGACGGTAGAAGATGAGTAGACTTTTAGCTACTAGGTTACCACAATCTATAGGTACTGAAGTTACTTCCGATACTTATAATAGATTAATAAGAGTACTAGAACTTAATTTAGGTACGTTTGACCCTGATAATACTAGACAAATAACTACACCAGAACGAGATACACTTAAATTTAACGTTGGTAGTTTAATTTGGAACACAGACGTAGAAGTACTACAGGTATGGACTGGTTATCATTGGTTAGACATTGGACAAAGGTTAATTGACCGTGGATACGAGGCTACAGCGAGTGTAGGCAGAGTTACGGTAGCTTTAGACGGTGCAACCTCTATAGAAATAGGCGTAAATAATTAAAGATATGAGCTGTTTATAACCTATACAGCTTATGAACTTGTATATATAATAGAATACAAGAGCACAGGAACTAATATATGGGCGGATTAAAGAGCGCATTCAAAAGTATTAAAAGGTTCGTTAAAAAGAACACGAGAGACATCGCTACTGTTATAGGTTTTGCTGTCGGTGGACCATTAGGAGCTAGTATAGGTCAAGGTATAGGTTCTTTAGGTGAAGGTAGAGATTTAAGTGACTCATTAAAAAGTAGTTTAAAAGTTTACGCTGGAGCACAAATGGCTCAGGGTGCTGGTATACAAGGTGGACAAGGTATAGGTTCATTAAATCCATTCGGTAAAGACTTTGTACTCAACCCAGCTAATTTTGGACCAGGAGGAGTAGATCCTAACTCTGGCAGATTTTCACAATTTTTTCAAGATACTGGAGCCACAGCTTTTGATAAACTATCCGATCCTTTTGGTACAAAAACAGCAGCAGGAACTTACAAACCTATAGGTAGCGGAGCTCTTGGTCAAAGTTTT